TGCCTGTTTATAAGCACACATCTGTTCTGCTAGATCAGAATATATCTTATCCAGGAATGGTTGAATCTTCTTTTCACACAAAGAATCAATCGTTTTGATAATCTCCATCTTATCCGTTGTTCCAATCTTTGAAACAATCGGTCCAAAGTTCAGATAAACAGAATCTGTATCACTTGCGATACAATAATCAATATTATCTGTGTTCAATAGTTTGTTCAGGTAAGCATTCAAATGCTTCTCTGCCCAACGAATAGTCAATTGACCAGACATCGTAATCGATTCTGCATAATTGAAGTCAAACCACCTGAAATAAGTATTTGCTAAAGCACCATAAGCAGAATTGAGTTTGATCTTTGCTGCCATCTGTAGGTTTTCATACTTAGCAATCTCATTTTTTAGTTCTGGTTTCTTGGTCTTTTCGTATTCCTTCTTTAGATCAAGCATCTTATCTTTGTATTGCTTTCTCTTGTTAAACAAATCTTCCATCAATGCAGGAAGAAATCCTTGCAACTCTTTGGTGTAAAAACAAGAGTTGGCAGTGAAAGAAACATTCTTACCAAAACAATAGTTTCTGATATCATCTGGAACACCATTCAATAGATCTTCAGTAGAATAAACTCTATTGAGTTTTCCACGATAAGTGTCTGGTGAAATGTTATATCCCATAATCAAATGTGGATACAAACTCGTCAAATCAAACGATACAATCCAATCGTGCATTCCAGTCTGTGGATCTTTTACATACCCACCAACAGGAATACGATCTGCCTTATTGTCTTTCTTCTGAGGAACAACAATCTTTCTATCCAGCAAATAGTTATGAATGATTACATCCCATGTTCTAACGGTTGTTAGAGCATCGGTGAAATTAATCCCAGAATCATAAGCAAAGGTATAGACAAGATCGAGCAGTTTCATCTTATCATCCAGTTTCTTCACCAGAAGACAATCTCGGATATTATACTCCATAAACTTTTGATGATCATTACGATACAATCCAGCAAGAGATTCATATTCAGAATAGTCTAGTTTCTTCTCACCAAGTTCAACAAAACTAATATTATCCAACTTATATGATTCTTGCTGCGTGTATGTGAACTTTTTATACAACTGAAAGTAGTCTAATACATTCACCCCAACAGGAGTAAATGCTACTTGTTCTTTCCCGTGAGATACTACGGTCCTTTGATCTAGGATGCCCCATGGTGACAACTTGGATGCGAATTCTGGTCCTAACACCCTAGAAATACGATTAACGCAATATGGAATATCAAACAGTTCAACGTTCCATCCAGTAACAACATCAGGACCATATAAATCTGATGACCAAATACGAATAAACTTGTGAAGCAAATCATGTTCGTTCTTACAACGAATATACTTCACCTTATTGTCTTTTGTTGTAAAATCACCATACCCTAGAGCAAAGATGATGTTGTCATACAACAGTGTGATAGCAGTGATTTGACAATCTGCTTCTTGCATATCTGGGAATTTTTCATCGGTGCTGACTTCAATATCAAGCACACAAGTCTTAATCAGATTTGTGTCATACTTAATGTTTGGATATGTATCGTGGATATATGTGTATGCATACTGGTTAAGACCATAAATCTTGAACCCGTCTAGATCTTCATATTTGGTATAGAATTCCCGTGCCTTGGAAATAGATTCAAACTGTATCTTATCTACTACAGTTCCATCTATCGCACGATATTTTGATTCGTTCTTTGAATGAACAAACAAGCAAGGTTTATAATGGATTGCTTCCTTATATCTTCTACCGTTTTCGTATCCACAGACCAGAATCTTGTTTCTGTGCTGAGCAACGTTTGTGTAAAAATTCATTATACCTCTCTTGGTCCATAAACAGGTCATAAGAGACCTTTATGCACCATTTATGGACCATCGTCAATAACAAAAAAAGAGAAGAGGTCACCCCCCTCTCTTTCCAAATAACTTTTCAAACCAAGTTACTTTTTTGACTTTGCTGTTCCCTCATCAATATCAAACTTGCGGGGTTTCTTATGCTCTGGAATTACATTTTCCAGGAACACCTTAAGCATACCATTCATCAGGTAAGTGTTTTGAATTTCAACCGTGTCCGCAATGTTGAATGTTCTGGTAAACGCACGATCAGCAATACCCTTATAGAGATAGTTTTCTGATGGAGCATTTGTTGAAAGATTACCAGAAATCACAAGAGAGTTTTCCTTCAGTTCAACGGTCAAATCTTGTTTGGAAAATCCTGCCACAGCAACCTCAATAACATACTTATTCTCATCAACCTTTACGATGTTATATGGCGGGTATCCAAAAGACTTTGCTGTACTTCGTGCGATTGAATCAAGTTGCTTTACTGTATCTTCAAAACCAACAGTAAGAGCACGATAAACGTCTGGGAAAGTATTGTAAGTCATATATTCCTCCTATTTAAGCAAGGTTAGTAAATGTGCTCCATTAGGCAGCACGACATATATATAGACAACTTCAGAACGGTTGTCAAGACATAAAATTACCCCCGGAACAGAATTCCGAGGGTAATAGTTAGATAATTGCTTTTTTAACACTGCCATCTACATAAGCATAGATTGCATCAGAGCTTACTTTTCTTTCTTTTTTTACCGGGACTTTCCCGTTTGTATGAATAGCAAACAAACGACCACGTTCATAACACCATTGTTTATTGATGTCCCAAGAATCATAAAGAGTATTCCACCCTTTATTACTCACAACATCAGCAAAACCAAGATTGAAGTGTTTAGATTTCATAATGGTCCGATAAGTTGTACGAACAGTTTCAACTTGTTGTGTCATCTGTCATCTCCTTATTGTGATACTACTATAGCACACCATATCGGTGATGTCAAACTGTTTTTATTATAAAACTTGATAACCAGTATTGTTAAGACTATACACTACAGTTTTTATATCAAATGTTACTATTGCTTTAGCGCAACCAAGACATGGTTTTGCCAATCCAAAAACAAATTTTTTCTTTTCGTGTGACTCATATTTCATTCTACACACATACAAAGTACAACGAGACAAATCGTCCATACTTATTTCTCTTAGTCCATTTTTAATACAGTCAGTTTCAGCATGAAGAAATATTGAATCTTCATTTTTACTAAACTGTGCTTGGAATGGATGTGTTTTCATCTGGTTTATGCCAAACGAAATTATTTCGTTTCTATAAACAAGGCATGCCGCAATTCTTGCTTGCCTAACAGGCTCTACAGCAATTGCTACTTTTGATAACAATTCTATGTACTTTAAATGTTTGCCACCAACAGATTTTCCTATTGGTGGCAAACTCGGTCGATCAATTGCTAGCATTTTTATGTTTCACTTTCCTTGAATATTTCTTTCTATTACGAATTACCTTTGGCTTGAACGGAGTATCCTTTGCAAATAGGATATACGCTGTTCTAGGTTTCCTTGGTTGTTTCATTTGATCTCTCCTTAATTTCTTCCATGATACAACATCGGTTTTCATCTGTCAAGATAGACCAAACTTCAATTTCTTCCATATACCTTTTACATCCAATACACATTTCTGTATGTGGATCAATTTTACAAATTTTAACACACGGACTTTTCATCGTTCCTCTCTATATAAAAAAAGAGTGAGGAACGAATCCCTCACTCTGCGATTTCTCGTATATCCGTGTTGAGTGTTGGTTCCAGTTCTGCGATAAGTTCACGTTCCATCAAATGGGCAGCTTCCTTACCACGAACCTTCGCCAGTACACGGTAACCAACATCCTCTACGGTGTCAAGACCTAGCAAAGCCTTTGACAATCTCCAAGAGTATCCTCTCGTATGAGCATTATACCAATGCTGGCCTATGCGCTTATGCATAGACTTACGGACGGACTTGTCTCGCAAGAAGGTGATACCGATATAGGTTGCACCTTCAATGTTGAGTTCGTAGATAATGTGGGTGCGGTCTGAACGACCTTTGCGTTTTCTTCCGTTATTCATACAAGCATAATACCAAATCCTACCCCCCTTGTCAAGCACTTTTTTACATATCTATTATGTAAAAAACGCATAGGTTGTAGGTAGTTTGCGGTGATTGTATATGCTATTTGCCGCAAATCATGCGGTGAATAATGTTATAACATAACAGAATAATAATACCACATGTATACAGATTATTGGTAGTTGCCTTTACGACCTATTGTATATTTAGCAACGCATTCCCAATTTGGTTTTTCTTTAAATGAAAGTATTTTGATTTGAGATAAAGGTGATCTTGGATCTTTAATCTTATCTTGTGATACCAGTTTCAATAATCCCCATTCTTCTAATAGAGCAGCAATTGTATTTCTTCTGCCTTTATCATCTTGTGAAAAATCTGTTTGTTTTCCATCTAACGCAAATAGTTCCTTAAAATGAACTATGTAATACTTACCTTGTTTATGTAGAATATGACAAGATTGAAATAGTCTGTTTTCTTTACGAGAAGCAACACCTATACGAGTTAGTGTTTCTTTGATTTTAAGAAAGTCTTGCTCCTTTTCCAATTTCACTTCAATTAACGAATCTATCATCTATCCGCCCT